GCCATCAGGCCATCCCCCTAGACTACCTGATATAAGTTAATAATAATCAGCTTTACGCATAGGCACCAACTCGTCCCATGGATCGTCGCTGTCCAAATTTATGAAACCGCCTTGCCTGAACCGTAACAGAGCCTGAGTCGAAGAATCAACCAAATCATCGTGGTCGCCCGTAGGAAACGCAGCAAACTCCTCGATAACCTCTTCCGCCCACCTCTTTTTGGGTGCCCAAACACGACCGCTATGGAATAGATCGGATACCGCATTTACTCTGGCGATCTTGTCCTTGCCCCTGCCCGGCGTGTACTCCGAAACAGGGATGCCGATTCTACGCAATTCAAAAATCAGTGGACTGCCCGCTGCCTTCGCCTCCACAATACACGCATCAGGCTCGTATTCCTTGTACATCTCATAAGCACGTTTCTTCAAATCAGGGAATTCCAATCGCTCCTGTAGAGCATCCAATAGGAGAATGTTCGCTTCCCTGTCCTCATTGTAGAAAACACCCCATGTCGTACACGCGCTGTAGTCAGCAGTTTGTTTCGCGAGAAACGCCGTGTCCCACGATTGGATCACGAACTCGCAGTCCGGTGGATCTTTCTTCGTCCATTCCTTCCACCACTCGCGCTTGATGATCGCGCCTTCTTCAGAAGTGGGGTCTTGCTGATACTGGGCACTCCACTTGCCTATCGGAAGCTCCGCTTTCAAAGCTTCCAGTTGTTCCAAAGGCCAAAACCCCGGCCATAACGGTTTGCCGCTAGGTAGAATAGCAGGTAGTTCGATGATCTCCCATTCGTCAGAACCGCCCCTCTCTATCGATGCCTTCAAGATCGAACCCGTCAGATCCTTCTTCGACCAGCGAGTCATTACTAAACAAATCGCGCCGCCCGGCTGTAAACGCTGGCGAGGACCAGACGTATACCACTCATAAGTCTTCTCGTAAACAGATGGATCGTTCTGTGCCGCCTCCTGCTCCGAATGTGGGTCGTCCACTATAAGAATGTCCGCACCCTTGCCAGTTACAGCACCACCCACGCCAATAGCAAAATAATCGCCACCCACGTTCGTGTTCCAACGACCAGCAGCCTTTGAGTCCGCACTCAAAGAAACACCAGAAAATATCCTCGCGTAATCCTCAGAACCTACCAAGTTGCGAACCTTACGACCAAAACCTACAGCAAGCTCCGCAGTATGTGCCGTCTGAATTACCTTCCGGTCAGGGAACCTGCCTAGATACCACGCAGGAAATAGATGCGATGCAAACTCAGACTTGGTATGCCTAGGTGGCATATTGATGATCAAACGCTTTAACTCGCCACTAGCAATGCGATTGAATGCGTCCGCCATTACACGATGATGATTGCCCTCTATGAACGCAGGCCACACTAACTTCACAAATTCTAGAAAATCCCCTTGGGAATCCTCCCGCTCACGAGCAGCATTCAATTCCTCAATAAGACCAAGAATCTCACGCTTCTCATCAACAGGTAAGGTTTCTAAAACCCTTGAGTCCATTATCTGTGGAGCTTACCCGTAAGTGCCTTCGATCTGCCTACCACCCAACGCTGGATCGCTCTCGCATATCCGGGCTGTGGAACATTCCATCCGATAAAAGCCCCAACCGCTACCCAAAAAATAATTGCCGCCATGTGTTAGTGTCTCCCTTCATGGAAATCCCATTAGATAAGAACACCCATTAATAAAATAGTTATGCAGCTTCCGTTCCAGTCTGTCAAGTTGTTTTGTTATTGTGATGTCACGATAGTTTGAAATTTTTATATAAAATTTTTAGGGGTAGGAGTCCCAGTGGGAAATCTGGTGATCTAACGAGCAAAATACTGTTTTGTTGTTTGGGGCGGCGGCGGGCCGAAAAGGGGGGGGTCCGGGGTACTGGGGTCTTGATATTACCGTGTTTTGACCCCATTATATAGGGGTGACACGGGGCTACCGTGTCGCTACATCACCTCCACATCGGAGAGTATGATCATGCGCTACGTCACTATGGGATCGCTCGACACTTTCGATAGGCTCATCCTGAGCATCAACGCCCTATGCGAGGCGAACACGGACATCCTAGGCCCTTTTATCACCATCGACCTTCCATTCTGCGAGTCCGACGCTTGGGGCGGCGCTCAAGAGGATGTGCTTCTACCGGGTGGATTTGTGAGCATCTATTATTCCAAGGTCCACAATCCCAACGCCGACGATTACAAGCCCCGCCAGTTAATGCCTATTGAGATGTATGAGTCAAAGGCTGGCGCGCTACTCATGAGAGCCTACGATCTCAACGCGGGTTTTGTTAAATCGTTCAGGCTCGACGCGGTACAGCGGGTTCTAATTCGTAACCAGAACCTGAGCGATGACGGCTGGGGCCTGCAGGACATTACGTTCCGAGGTCGCTCAGCCTTGAGCGAATCACTCTAACCGAGCAAGGGGCGGGGGATCTACCCCCGCCCCATCACTCCTAATCGGAGATGCGATCATGGCTTGCATGGAGCACGAGTGCGAAGACTGCAAGGAGATGTGGTTTGACAATAAGGCGAGCGGGGCCTGCCCAAAGTGCGGAAGCTGGGAGGTCAAAAGCTTCTTCGATGAAGCACCAGATTCGTATGACGAAGATGAGCCAGACTGGTACGACGACGACGACGACGACGACAGATAAGGCAAGACAGGGGGGAGGCACTCCGCCTCCCCCTTCACCCCCGGATAGGGGAGAACGACATGACCATCAAGACGAAAGGCATGGGAACGATGCAGAAATCGTATCTTAAGTCCCTCTGTGAAAAACCTATTGGCACTGCCCTGCCTTGGGTTGCCATGGGAGACACCACCACCACAGAGCGCATCGGAATCTCATTAGCAAAACGTGGGCTAGTGGACGGTGATATAGAGCAACCTGCTTTGGGTTACGCGGAGCATACGATTAACCAAGCGGGAAGGCAGTGGGTCCATGATTACTTCGGCCCTAACAATGGATGGCGTTGGGTTCTCACGGGAAAGGAATTGACTTACGAGGAACGCATAGCCCTCCATGATGTCTTCGACAGTAGCATGGATGTGACCCAAGAAGAATTGACAGCCTACTTGGAAGAGAAGTAGCAAGACAGGGGGGAGGCACTCCGCCTCCCCCCTTCACCCCCGGATAGGGGAGTATCATGGAACACATCACTCGACGCGAGTGGACGCTAATGGCGTTCGAGGACGAATCGGAGGAAGGTGTTGTTGGATGGCGGATTCTAGATACCGAGGGCTTCGTCCACAGCCAGCACTGGTCAAGAGAGGATGCGCTAGAGACAGCCGCCTTGGCGGCAAACGACAATGAGGCACTGGCCGCAGACCTTCACGGTGAGGCAGAGGATGTCCAAGAGATTGCGGATGGGCTGCAAGCCCTCATCGACCGGGAAGGGGAGAAGTAATATGTACGGACAAGATGAGGTTTTCGTGGCGGTGATCTTAGTAGTCGGGTTCACGATCCTACTCGTGTGTTGGATCGCAGAATACTTCTCTGGAGGTGACAGATGAAATGCGAACGTGAGCATGCCCAACCTTACACATGGTGGGAAGTAGATGCGCGAGGCATCCCACTATGTAAAGTGTGCGACGATTGTGTAGACGAAAGGCTCGCCCAATATAGGCCAGACGTTCTCAAGGACCCGAATTACTGGGCAGACGAGCCCATCGAGCCGGAGGAGTACTAATGGAACACATTAGCGGAATCATCAAGCGCGTAATGGAGAGCCGTGGCGTAGTGTGCAAGTGTGGCACCAAGGCCAAGTTATACCCGCGAAATTCAAGGCATAGGTACAGGCACAAGTGTCCGCATGGTAACTGGTGCGCCTTTGGGCACCGACTAGTCGGTCGAGGCGCAATACACAACATCCATTGCAAAGAGTGCATGAAGGAAAGCGTCGAGCAACGCCTTGCCAGTGATGAAGGATATCAGCGCCACCTCAACCGGGAGGAGTACTAATGGAACACATTAGCGGAATCATTAAGCGCGTAATGGAGAGCATCACGGTGGAAGATGAACCCCCATTCCAACAGCAGTTTGATGAATCCATGGGGGAACTAGATGCCGAGCAAGCTAGGTACGATGATGAGGCTGAGGATGGCATCGGTCACGCAGGGCTCACTGGTCAAGAAAACTATGATCATGAGAACCCTCAACCGTTAGAGAATCCGATGGACTTTGAGCAGTAAGCACTAGAAAGGGGGGAGCCGAAAGGCTCCCCTCTTTTTTGTGCCTACCCGTAGGATCATTCGGTTTCCACCCACCCTAGACTACCTAGCACCCTCGCGAGACGCCTTAGGCGCGAACCTCGTGCGTCATTATCGGGACACCCCAGCCTGAGATCCACATATGCGAGGCAGTAGCCTCGCCTCGCCTTGCTGGCTCAAACAGATCGCTATCATGGAGAAGGTAAGCGAGACCACGAGGGTAGCGGCTACCATTAGGAAACGCCCCGGCACATATGCGATTTTTTTAATTTCGGGTGCGGGCGCGTCGGGTACGGGCGTCAGGTACGGGCGTCCGCAGAAAGATATAAATATATTTCAGGTACGGGCGTGGGGTTATCTATCTAGTATTTTTTTAGGTACGGGCGTCAGGTACAGGCAAAAAAAAGAGGGCCACCCTCTCGGGTGACCCTCCTCCTTTCCTTTAGTTGAGTGAAAGCGCCGTTTGATTCTTGTCTACCCAAGTCCCCTCTTGGGTCACAAGCTCTTTGCCTAGCCTATGGAATCTTGCCATGGAAGTAGGCAACTCCGTGATGTTCCGATCCTTGAGCACTTCGGTCGTAGCGTTGTTAAATCCCCACATGGTCGGCTGTTCGAATTCCTCGTGCCTAGGATTCCGATACTCCTTGAGAATCTTGGGAGCGTATGCCCATGGGAATGCGCGAGCATCGCACAACCTCACGAGCAGGTCGTGCGCCATGTTGTCCTGCAACTCTGTTCGCTTGTAGGACTCGACCAGTTGAGTGTGGTCAGTGTGAGCAGTATCAATCTCACCCGCCAACCTGTTCAACCGTGAAGGTAGAACGTCGCGCACGTTCACGCTGTGCTTGTGGCTGGCCTTAAACTCGCCCATGAAGTCAAGGTTAGAGCAAACCATAACGACCAACCCGGCGACCATACCCGCCGACATAGTTTTGTCGTGACTATTACGGATGCCGATAGCTAACTGGTAGTCCTGCCCAATGGCTACGTCTTCCCGTTGGATCTTCAGGACTCCAAACAGTCTAGCACTATTATACCGGACATCCTCACCGCCTACTTCGATCTTGCCACGTTCCAATGCATAACGCTGTTCTGTAATGTCCCAACCGAACCCGCCGAGTGTAGTGTCCACCATGTCCAGAAATTCACCATGTGGTAGCGGTACATGGCTGCGGGTTTCCGGCGGCGTCTCCGTCGCCCGTACCTGTTCCTCTGTTACCTTGACCCCGCCGATCAGTGTCGTTCTCACGTTTGCCATTTGTTTTTCCTCCTGTGGGTGAATGGCCGTTCAATTAACGTATACCAATATACAATGATCGTCTCACCTTGTCAACCACCATCACCACATTCTTTTACCACCACGCCACATATCTATTTAATAATAATTTTAGGTACGGGCGTCAGGTACGGGCGTCCATCCTAAAAAAAAAGAGGCCCGACGCGCAAGCGCCGAGCCCCTCCACCCACAGCCTTTAGCTTGGACGTATCTGAATCCCATCCCAAGGGGCTGTAACTAACACATCGTCTGGATCGTCACTCCACTGCCACACCTCTGAGCGTCCGCGCTCTAGACCCTTACAATTACCGCTGTGTCCCTTTCTTCTATAGCAACGGACGCCAAGGTAAGAGGAGGGGCAACGCCTTACTTTCATCTTCTGCACCATTTTTAGATCAGCCATTAACCTATCCCCTCGCTAGGACGTATCTGATTCCCCCAAGCCCAATGCTCATTATCCAAATCCACTATCACCTTACGCTCCACAACGGTGTCCCATCCTACAAGCTGTACATCCTCACCATACTTCGATCCATTGGATTCATTAACCTGAATCCCTCTTACCTTGACAAGTTTCTCTATCTCACTACCCCATGCACCCCGCCAAAGTACCGAGTCTCCTACTCTCAAATTAGACATCTGATCAACTCCTTATTGAAAGGGCTCTCCGTCGTGAATCAATATAGCACAACACCACCACCATGTCAAGCTGTCACCTCCATTGTCTCATCATCCCAATCGAAGATGTTAAAAGGATGGTCACCTTTCAACGCCTCAGCGGCCACCTCCAAAGCGGAGTCCTCATCCTCCGCCTCAACTTCAAGAGTCCCGGCCCATGTGTACGTGACCTCAAATGTTTCCATGATCTAGCTCTCCTTATTGAAAGGGTTATTCGTCATGCACCAATATAGCACAACCATATCACCATGTCAAGGTGTGACTATAGCCGTGGCCGGGGCCTTGCAATTATTTAATAATAATTTTAGGTACGGGCGTGGGGTGCGGGCGTCCACTAAATAATATGAAGCCCGAACAGCACGAGTAGGGTCAGGAATACCACGTAAACAATCTCTGAAATAATCTCCCATATCTCCTTGTATGTCATACCACGAACCCTGACGTGTCTTTCTTGGCCGAACCCTTAGCAGTTAGGCCGACAATGCACGGCTTCGGATCTAGAAACCTGAGATCGTGAGTGGTGCCATCAATAACGGGCACACCTAGCCAGCTTTCCGGCATAGCGTCCCGAAATACCACCGCTACGTTCATTCCGTCATCTATAGCCTTGCACCATTCGTCATGCGTAGTCGCTTCACTTCGTGAGAACGTGAGCGAATAGTTTTTCGGTAATCTTTTCCTGTTCTTGATCTTCGTGTAATCGTAGAAGGTCACGTTAGGAAACCTTTCCATAATCCCAGTACGTTCCCACCTAATATCCGACGTTCCGTTGAGCCTGACACACGGCTTCAGATTATTTTTCTCCGCCCGCCTCACGATAGACGCTATATCCTTAGCGAGATCAGCCATAAACCCTGCACGATTCTCAAAAAACATGCGCGTCTTTCTTATCCGTGCTTCTTGTACCGAGTTCATGCGTCCTCTGCCCTGAAAATAGAGACACGCAGTAGAGCAACCTTCAGTAGCTAAAGGGCAAACCTGATAACCTGACTGGATGTGTGAGGCTAGGTGCAGAATGCCCGTCAGATACCCGTAACCCGTAGACTTAGCTGTCTTAGGGTTACTCGCACCGTCCGTGAGAAGTTTCATACCGCCTCCGTTCCATATCACATTGTGATTGTCGGGACGTATCAACCTACATCATTAGTGGCACGGTGTCAAGGGCTCTGGTATGGCAGGGGATTTCGCTTCTGCACTGGAATTGTGCTAGGTGGGAACCACTACTAATAATCTACTGTTTCTTTCTACCAGTTCCAGAAGACTAACTAACTCTAAAACTGATTTTTTTTCTACCAGTTAACTAGTACTAAGCCCTGTCTAGATTATCTAGTAAGAATTGATGGCTGTCAAGGGGTAAATCTTGTCTCCAAGCAGGTACGGGCGTCAGAATTGAGTTTTTTTTGTTAGTTTTTTAGGTACGGGCGTCAGAACAAGGCCCTCGTAAGCTCATTATCTTATAAAATTTTAGGTACGGGCGTGAGACGACTGATAATCTCGTAAAAAAGCTAGGTACGGGCGTCAGAGTGGACAACCCAGCCTAAAAAGTGCCTCAGAAAGAGCCCCTGCGCTACCTTTCCGACTTCACCTAGGGGTATATCAATTCATCAAAATATCTAGGTCTTGCAATCTAGCCTGCAATTCTTTTTCTATTTCTTCTGCGGATCTATGTACTACTGTGACGTTGGTACTATCGTCAAATAATTTTTCAGTTTTTGCTAGGATTTCTAGGGCTCTCACTCGTACAGACGGATTATTCTCATCGCACGAGGCTTCAGCACGCAACTTATCTAGTATCCAATCTTTAGAGATTCTTTTGTGGGTTTCTTTAGCCTTTTCTTTTTGTTTTTTAATTTCAGAGACTCTACCTCTGACCTTCTCCAGCTTCATCAACTTGGAGCCTTCGGTTGACGCGGATCTACGCGAGAGTTTTTTCACATCATAGGCTTTGATATACGCATCTGTCTGGGTTTCTCCTTCAGCCACGTATGCACAGAACGCTGATTGTTTTGGTGATAGGGTGGTTCCCTGTTTCATACTAGATCTCCTGCACTTCGGCTTTTTATTTTTCAGTAAGAGTATTCATCGATTTTATAGGGCCATGCAGACGTGTCTTTTTTAGCCAAGCGAAGTGAGGCGGGATTATTACAATCATCGTGGACTGCCTTCCATTTTGCGGTCCAATTATCGTAATCGCTACTAATTTCGTCACCCACTTCTATCGACTTTTGACAGTTATGACAGGTGCCAGTATACCTAGCCTTCATCTTACCTCTAAACGTGGGTTGTTTCATGGTATCGACGCTTGGCGATCCAACGTAATCCGTCACAGGCTATCACCCAATCTAAGTGAGGCTATCATTCAAGCAAAGGGTTGCTATTGACACAGTGATAAGATGTGTTAGATTTGATACTCGACCAGACACCCTCTCAAGGAGGAGTATGAAGATGCATGACTTCACAATCGAGAAGCACGATCATCACCGCAACGGCGTGGCAGGCTACCCTTTCCATGTCGGTCTCATCACTGACGAAGACGGAAGCACCAAGGTCT